AACATTGATCAGCGTTTGGTTATTGGTGCATATTTTGAAAGTGGAGTTGGTCAATATTCTACTATTCAGTCTACAAACAACGCAGAATCCTCTGGAACAAATTTAGCTCTGCAACCCGATGGCGGCAACGTCGGTATTGGTACTTCGTCGCCTTCTAATACTCTTCACGTTGAGAACGCCACTTCATCTGGAGCGTACATTAATTACGATGGGCAGTCTAATACTGAGTTTGGATTAAGAATTGAGTCTAATGCCGCTGGTGGTAATTTTGAGTCAGATTTTGGAGCTGGTGGCACAGCCCTGTTGGACCTATATGCCAACTCTGCTTCTGTTACGGGTGGAGATCTTTTAGTTGCTCGCACTCAATCCGCTACACCAGTATTACTGGTTAAAGGCAATGGCAACGTAGGCATCGGCACTACGTCGCCAGGAACCATCCTTGAACTTAGCACTTCAAGTGGAAGCACTCAGCTGACAATGAATGGTATTTCGGGTGGGTACAAAGAGCTTGTACTAGAAACGGGCAACTCTACTCGCTGGAGATTTGGGGCGACTGCCACCGCCGAGACTGGATCAAACATTGGAAGTGATTTTTACATCAATGCCTTTAGTGATGCAGGTGCATATCTATCCACTCCGTTTTATGTTAAAAGATCTACTGGCAAAGTCGGCATTGGTACTTCGTCTCCTTCCGCTAAATTGCAGGTGGATAATTCAGCAGCTACTCATACGGTTTTGTCTCTGCGACAAACTAACACAAGCTACAATACAGACATTAATCTTTACAATGCAAACAACACGACATCATCCACGCTTATTTCAAAGCGTACCACTGGTGATCTGTGGCTGTACCAAAGCGGCGCAAATAATGTTTCAGTTTTTACAAGCGGCGCAGAACGTATGCGCATAGACTCGGCTGGAAATGTATCCATAGGCACTACGGCGCCACATACTAAGTTCGATGTAAGGCAATCAGCTGATGGGTATACATCAGGGATTAGCGTTACTAGAGTTGGTGCTGTTGCTGGCACTATTCATCTGAGTGCAGCATCAAATACCCTAAACATTTCTAGGGGCAGCACCGATTCAATATCAATAAATTCGTTTGGCAACGTCGGCATTGGGGAGGCGTCGCCAGACGTTCTCCTCCATGTTGGCACAGGATCTATTTACCAGAACAAAACTGGTACTGGGCCATTTCCTGGTTTGCAGAATGATACGCATGGAACTATGGTTGAGAGCCAAGGTGCTAATGGTTCTACTTTACACGTTAGTCGAAAAGGCAATGTTGCTGCTAGCTTTGCTCGTAACTCAAACAGTGATGCGGTTGTTAATTTTTACTCTACTGCGGCTGGTGGAACTTCAGCAGCTAGCTTAGCTGGTACTATTGATATTGATAGCGCTACTACGGTAAGTATTCAGAACGCTTCGGACTACAGGCTTAAAGAAAACATAGTTCCCGTTACCGATGGAATTGACAGGCTGAAGCAAATGCCTGTTTACAGGTTCAACTTCACTCACGATGCAAATCGTGTTGTAGATGGTTTTCTTGCTCATGAGGTGCAGCCTCAAGTTCCTGAAGCTGTAAAAGGCGAGAAGGACGCTATGAAGGACGAGGAGTACATGGTATCTCCTGCGGTCTATGAAGATGTTGTTCACCCAGCAGTTGAAGCCACTTACGATGAAGATGGCAATGAACTTACTTCTGCTGTAGAGGAGTGGACAGAAAGTGTTCTAGTTTCTGAAGCAGTAATGGGTACTAGGGTGGTTCCGAAGTATCAAACGATGGACCAATCTAAACTAGTACCGCTTTTGACAGCAGCATTGCAAGAAGCTGTAGCTAAGATCGAGGCTTTGGAAGCTAGAGTACAAACACTAGAAGGATAAAGATGGCATATTTTGGCGAAGAAATGGATTTAGATCCATACGAAGAAGACGAGTACTTTCTTAATTTAGGTCTTTTTGGTAGTGATCCTTACTTTAGTGCTGGCAGAAGGGCATTGTCTAGTCTTCCTAGTATCTTAGCTGGAATATATGCCAGAGGTAGGGAGCTAAGTAGTAATGCTGGAGGGTACGAAGACGAAGATGGAGATGGGATTTACGAACCTAGTGGCCCAAGAATGCAAGAGCAAGAAATGGGAACACCTGTTACTATTGTTCAACGCAATGAAGAGGGTGAACAAATAGGAACGATTCCAGGAATAAGAATTGGAATTGGAGAAAACTCAAGAGTTGTTACTCTTGATGAATTAGCATCAATTAATCAAGCAAGGAGAAGGGCAGGACAATCTACAATAGTTAGTGGTACGCCAGGGTTTGTTCCAGAGCTTGTAGACGAGTCAGGTGCTACTATTAGCAATGAAACTAGCAATGTTAGGACTCCTAGTACTAATACTGGCACTCGTACTCCTCCTACTCTTCCTGCCACTAGTACTCCTGCTACTAGTGGCACTTCTGCTAGACCCACTACTCCAACTCCTTCAATTTACGATCTTGGTGGTGGAGGAGGAGGAGGCAAAGTCCCAATTACACTTCCAGGTGGAAGGACAATTCTTATTCCAGAAGATTCAAATCCACTTCAGCTACTTACTCAAGGAATAATAACTAGAGAAATTTATAAATATATTACTGGGGAGGACGCTCCTGATGATACTACTAATGTAGATGATACTGCTAATGTAGATGATAATACTAATGTAGATAAGAATGGTGATGCATCTTCTGATGACACCCAAGTAGACAACAAAAAAACAGAAATGGAAGATTTACAAGAGACAGATGCACAAAAACTTGGGCTGGATGCAGATTATACAGGGACTTCTGGCCCGTATCAATTCGAGAATGGAAGAATTGTAGGAATGGCTGAATCTAGTACAGATCCAGATCCAGATTTAGACCCAAATTTAGGTACAGACCCAGGTTTAGGTACAGACCCAGACCCAGGTACAGATCCAGGTACAGATCCAGGCGATGGTACAAAAAAAGACCCAGGCGATGACGCAGGAGAGTATACTGGAGAAGGATTTGACTACGAGAAGTTTTTTGAAGGACTTAGTAAGCTATATCCTGCAATCCCAGCAGGTGCAAGTTTTGAGGAAGGTGTAGTTCCAAGAATACTTCCTACAGCGTTATCATACGAGCCACAAGTTAAGTCATTTGCTCAGTTAATTGACCGATTAAATAGAGAAATTTCTCCGAAACAGGCAGAGACCGCACTTGATCTTTATAGTGATATTACTAGTGGAGTACGTGAAGCCCAAAGCCCATTGATGAAGTCTCTTGCTCGCAGGTCTGATATGCTAGGCGCACGAGCTGAAGGACTAATGGGTCAGTTGTCTTTCCTTGAAGATAGAGGAGCTACTCAAACTGGTTATGGGCAAGCTGCTTCATTTGGTAGAGCATTAGATCCTGCACTTCGTGAACAGCAAGCAGGACGCTTACGTGAAGAACAGAGGAATGTAAACCTACAACTTGCAGGTAATCTTCTTGGTCAGCAACGAGCTACTGCTGGATTAATGGCAGATATTGAGTCTGGTATTTACAGCAGAATGGCTCCTGATATTGGAGTAGATCCTGGATCAATTCTTGGAATTGCTGGAACTGATATTCAGAATATTCTTGGTGAACAAGCTGCTAGGCAGTACTCTGAAGCTATTAGAGAAGGCTCTCGTAGAGAGCAACAGGCGAAGTTTCTCGAAACAGGTATTGGTTTGATTCCTAAAGACTTTATTACTTTTGGGGGAGTTGAGAAAAAAGGTGGATTTACCATTCCTGGAACTAGCATAACTGTTGGTGGAACAACTATTTAAATATTATGGCACTTAAATCATCATCACCCATTAATCTTGCTGCACTTCGGCAAGATTACTCAGCACTCCCTCAGATAGCTGCTGTAAAGGCTCAGGCTAATCAGCAAATGATTGGTGCTATTCAGTCAGGTCTTCAAAAGCGTAAGGAAAGAATAGAGAAAAAAGAAAAGAATGCTCTGAATGAAAGGCTTTTGAAGGACTTAATTGATTCAGATCCTAACAATACAATCGTTCCTCCTGGCATGGACGAAAAAGAGTTAGCGAAAATTATTACTCTTCCAGAATCGCTGGCTTATCGTAGAGCTTTAATCGCTTCCGATAAGGCTTCTGCTCAGATTGAGCAAATGACCAAAGCCGATATTTTTGCATTGAGTCAATTAACGGGCGGTAAAGAACTTACTCCTGAACAGCAAAAAAGAATTAGTGATGGAATAAAGGCAAATCCAGGAATGATTTTTGGTGCTTATGTTAAAAGGTTGGAAGCCGAACCTAAGGCTCCCCCAAAACCTTCTGTTAGTATACAAGATTACGAATATTATAAAGGAACTTTAGCTCCTGGAGAAAAACCAATCTCTTTTATTGAATTTCAGAATTCAAAGAAATCTGGAACTACAATAAACGTAGGAGGCGGTTTTGAAAAGTTATCTGACAAACTTTCAGAAGGAGGAGCCGAACAAGTTTTTAAAAGCCGAGAAAAAGCCGAAGATTCAATTGGTGTACTTAGGGCAAATAAACAAAATAGAGAGTTGTTAGAACGGGGAATGATTACTGGTGCCAAGGGGGCTTCTTTTTTAAACCAGTTAAATAAACTTCTTGTGGTTGCTGGATTTAACGTTAATCCAGATGTATCTGCTAATACTGATGCTTACTTGGCAAATGTAGCAAAACAAACAGCAACGATTATAAAAGATTTTGGTGCTGGAACTGGTCTTTCAGATGCAGATAGGGAGTTTGCAACTAAAGCTGCTGGTGGAGATATTTCAATGTCTCGAGAAGCTCTGGAGAGAATATTGGATATTAATGATAAAGCAGCAGTTTTTAGCTTAAAAAGACATAAGGATCTTATTAGTAAACTTCCAGAAGGCTCTCAGCCTTTTGATCTTAGTGTACCCGTTCCCAAAGAATTTGAAGAAACATACAATGAAATATTGAGGATAGACGATGAATCCAATGAAGCCGTCAATAAGATTATAGACAGCTACTTAAATAGATAACAAAGTTTATTTTTATAAATTAATTATTCATGGCTGATATAACTCAAGAACGGCTCAAGCAGGCTATTATAAAAGCTGAAAATGCTGGCAATACTGCAGACGTAAAAATACTAGTAGACGAGTATGTTGCTCGTTACGGCACAGGAGAACCAAGGCAAACCCCAAATCAACCTGCCTTGGGAGAGTTAAGAGATTCTCCTGAGGAAGTACCTCTTTTAGATAAAGTAAAACAATCTGCCAAGCAATTTGCTTCTAAGGAGTTAGAAGCTATTAAGAGGGAAGCTGAATTCTTTCGTAGAGGACTTCGTAGAGGCGAGCCACCGTCATATCAATCAAGGCTGGAATTTGAAGCTGAAAAGCCCCCTAGTATTGAAGATCTTGATGAAGCTGCGAAAATAAGACTAAAGAACCTTCCAGAGTACAGAGGTGGCTTTGGTGGAATGGTTAATGCTTTGCTATATCCAGATGTTAAGGAAAGGGCTATGCTTCTTGCTGACGAAGGATTTGATGTTAATATTGATGGCCCTTACCCAACGATAACTATAAATGGGGAAGAGTTAGCTATAAACTCTCCTGGATGGTCTCTTCAAGACGCTATTTCTTTAGCTGGAGAAATATTTACATTCATGCCAGCAGGAAAATATACTTCTGCTGGGGTAGGTCTAGGAAAAAAAATTGCTAGAGGCATTGCTTCTGGAGCTACCACATCTGGAATAAGAGAAGGTATTCAAGTAGCTGGTGGTGGAGAGTTCGACGGTGGTCAGGTTGTTTTTGACGCTATAGCTACTTCTGGTGGTGGAGTTTTAGAACAAGCTCCTGCTATCTGGCGAAAACTTTCTCCAGCAGCTAGAAAAAAAGCTAGAGATGTAAAAAGCATAAATTCTTTAATTGATCTTGGTGTAGATATAGATGAATTAAAAGCATTGGCTTCTAAAAAAATTATAGAGCCTTCTGCTGCTTTAGAGGAGTTTTCTGCTGCACAGTTTAAGAAGGCATTAGAAAAAAATCCAAGACTAGCTGCTAAGTACGCTAAAGAATACGCAGAAGCTTCTAATAATCTTTCTGCTATGCTTTCAAGAACATTTGGAAGATTGTCCAAGCAAGATATTGACCCTTTAAATCCAGAGGAAACACTTCTTAATGTTTTTTCATCAGCACAAGATTTAGCATCTAATATACAAAAGGTTCAATTCCAAATGCCTATGGCACTAATAGGCAGGGAATATCCTGAGGTTTATAAAAGATTAGGAGACATAAATGTTGCAGGTGCTGTAAACTTAGCTGATGAAATAATAAAAAACAGCAACCCTGGAGACAAGGCTCAAAAAGCTGCGATGAGGTGGAAAAAGTTGCTGGAGTCTCCAAAGGAGGGTGACGTAGTTCTTTTTGATTCTGCTGGAAGGCAAATAGGACTTGAAGATAGAGTTGAAATCACAAAGCCAGCAGAGCAAGTTCATTTAGCAATTAGAGAACTAGGAGATATTCTTAAGTCTGACCCCAACTTTAACAGCAGTGTAGGAAGCCAAGTAAAATCAAACGCTAAAAAATTAATTAAAGAACTAAGAACTGCTCTTGGAGATGATTTTAGAAAGGTCGATGAGGCTTACTCAAGGTCTGCTAAGGCTTTAAATGATTTCAAGAAGAACACTAGGCTCGGAGAAATTATCTCTAAGGGAGAATTAAATGCCGATCAGTTTCTTGATTCTATATTTATGGCGAAGCCGAGAACTAATGACTTCAATCAAGCAAAAAAATTTATGGACGAGATTGCTAATGTTAGTCCATCAGAAGCCAATGATTTATACGGAAGTTATTTTGCAGCTAAGATTAGGTCGTTGCCAGCTAACGCCAACATGAATCAAATATTGGAAGCTATTTATGGAACTGGTCGCACTGGTGATATTTTAAAAAGTTCAGTTTATAGATTAGCCCCGAATAAGGCTGCTCAAAAAAGAGTACAACAAATAGGTTTTTTGTTAAAATCTGGATCAAAAGTAGACGCAGTGGAATCATTAGCAAAAGCTGGACAAGATTACGTAGATGGCAAGTTAGCTCCAGATGCAGCTCATTTTGTTTACATAAGAATGGCAATCTCTAAAGCTATTAAAGATTCTTCTAATAAAAAGTTTTTAGAGACTGCTTATAACATGACCCTTAACCCTAAATACAGGAAAGAATACTTAGATTTGCTTAACTCTAAACAAGTTTTAGCAGCAGCTTCTAAGTCAAATTTTCTTAAAAGGCAAGAAGCCGCTAATACGGTTTACCGCAAAGCTTTAAATATTGCTGAAAAGGTTGCTTCTGACATGAAGAACGGAAGCCTGATTGGAGCAGCTATTCCTGGAATACTTACCTCTCAATCTAGGGAAGATGGCATTCAGCAAGTCCCTCTTGTCCGTAACTAAAAAAAAGGGCAGCAGGTTTTTAAGCCCACTGCCCTTCGCTCGGATAAACAGAGTAGGTTACTCTGTATCGGGTGGGGATTCTTCGGGATCGGAGGGAGTGCTGTCTTCTGAAATTTCTGAGCTTTCTTGAGAACGTTCTGCGTTATCAACTAGAAACGCATGAATGTTATCGCGAACCTGGCCTACTGTTGAAAGATCTTTGCCCTCAAAAGCTCCACGCTTAGAGGCTACGTCTATAATATTGACGGCAAGTGCAAGATCCTGAAGTGAGATAGTGATTTCTTGTTCCATATTTTTATAGTTTCACAATAAGTTATTGTTGTCAAGCATTTTGAATCAGCTCCCTTATGAGGACTCTGTACTTATCTTTTGTCTGTGGCCTTTTAGCTCTCTTAATCCTACGCCTGTACTCCCTGACTACCTTATCTGTGTCAGTTCTGTGCTTAGGATGGATAGGATTTGCTGAGTAATCTTTGCTCCAGTATTCTATGATGGAAATCAGGACATCCTCATAAGAGGCTCCCAGAGGCCGTATAAATCGTTTGTACGCATTCCACACCTTACCCTCGAATGAATTGACTTCACGCTGTAGAACGCATCTGACGTGTCCTGAGGCATGATCGTGGTCTAAGACCGCATCTTTGATCTGCAATCCTGTAATAGGATCTCGTCCTCCTTGCTGATCCAGGAGTTCTTCCCTTAATCTTTTGATGTCAGATTGCTTTAGCTTCTTCATATTAAAACAATTCATCAATGGGCTTGAGTTCATCTTGTGTGGCAACAAACACTTTACCATGTCCCAAGTCTTTCATGCGGTGGGATCGCATCAGCCGATAGCTTTCCATGGCTCCAGCTATTCTGTAAGTGGGGAATGTCCCGACGACTAACACATAAACATCCACAGCATCGACATCCTTCCAAGGTGCCACTATAAGTCTGCCTGTTGGGTAGGTGGTGGATTTGACATCAACCAGTTTGCCATCATACAGCATTGCATCATGTACTGGATGCTCATCACCATCAGTGTCTAGGTCTGGATAAACATTCGCATATTTGGCAAACGCTATCTCAGCAGCCATTCCCTCCATATCGGTTTGTTCGTCTGACTGAGGCCCCATGCGACGATTGGTTATGCCGTTGAGCCTATTGTGAAGATGGCGTTCTTTGGCTACAAATTGGGCCAGCTTCTGTTCTGCCTGATTTAGGCTTATCACTGAGGTTCCCTGAATGATTGACTTTCTTTTATCTTCCATTATCCAGTAACCTTGTGTTCTAATCTGTACTCCTCCCAATACTTTACCTCCTCGACAACCCAGTCTATATTTTCGTCGTTGAGTATTGCTTGGTCTACCATCTCGTGAATGATGTCATCCTCTACTCCACCAAGTAGCCTAGTAATCTTAACGGATATTAGGTCTATCTGAGACTGGTAGTTTTGGGCCATCATAAGAAACTCTGTAGCCTCTGATACTTCACTGACTGTTAGTTTTTTCATAGCTCGTACATTGTCTCCTCTAAGAATCTCTGCATCCAGCTCTCAAGAATCAGGATGGTTTCATTAGGCAGGAGAGATGACTCAGCGTACACGATTATAGTGTTATCATCGTCTATGTCTATCACCTTTTGGTGGAACATAGTGATCTCATCCATTAGAGTTTTTCCTAGCTCAGTCCTGCATACCTGCCTTGCTGGAAAAACGTTATAGCCTACTGGCATTAGATCGCCAGTAAATCCTCCACCTATCATCGGGGCTACGCTTTCTTTTACGTACCCTGAATCAGATGAGAGCATTTCTTTCACCTGTAGTGCTAATTCTTTAAAATCTTCTTGAATCATTTTTCTAGGTAAAAAACCTCGACGTGTCCTGGCTTTATTACATATCCTACTCCTTCTACAGCAGGAACAACAAGCTCATCAAGCACTTCATCGAGCATCATGTCAACTTCATCTGATGATACCGTGCAGGTTTTATACGGGGTTTTAAAGGTAATCATATACCTTTGGTGACAATTATGGCAGGTTTCTTCTTTCATGGGTAATCAATATGGTTTTCTTTTTTTTCTTTAATCATTGCTAAAGCTATTGTGCAGTACCCGATAATATCCTCGAAGGCATCCTCAACGTGTTCGTCTTCCACTGCTAGGGATTTAGTTTTGCAGAACGTCTGCACTCTCTTTATCTTATCTCCCATACGAACGCACAGTCCGATAAGAGGATCTACTCCGTACTCTCTAGCTTGCTCGAAGTTAGCGAAAGCATCAGTACTCATTGCGGTGTAGTCGTTGTTCTTGTCCTTTAGAACATTGGACATTTTAGAGAATAAACTCTTAGTGAATTCTTCGAACTTTTCTTTTGTCATAATTCCATTAAATAATTAGTAGCTACCTTACCGTGCTGCACTACTCCGCATCCTATAGCTGGATGAGGACCGTACTTACCGTAAGCCATAGCGTAACTGTCCTTGTCTATCCCAGATCCTAGCTGCATACCGAACACTTTACACTTAGCTCCTGTATGCCACTGAACGTAGCACTCAGAGTGGTAGTGTCCCTGTACAACTGATTGCATATCCTGCTTTGCTCTTTGGATAGCTTTCTTTCCATCGCCATGACAGTACACTACGTTGTCTATCGTAATACTTTCAACGAACTCCCATCCAGGAGCCTCAAGAACTTCACTGTAATCTCTGACCCAGCGTTTAGATATTCCTGCTGTGTAAGCCTTACGATGGACTAGCCTATCGTGGTTTCCTATACAGACGTAAGCCTCAGGGAAAGCCCTGTACCACTTACCTATTCTCTGTATAGCCCTGTCTAGTTCTTCGCCAGCAGAGTAGCCATCGGGGTCTGTTTCGTGGTAAGAGCTGTAATGGTTGTCGATGACATCACCGATCAGTACAACTTTGTTGCATCCAGCTTTACGATCCACGTTCTTACAGAACCTGAGGTATTTGTCTAAGCAAAAAGGCTCATGCAAATCCCCGATGGCTAACACTTTTGACATACGCTATACAGAAAGTTTCTTAAACGCTAGTTCCTGAATAAGTACCCTAACTTCTTGAACCTCTATGTCAAGCGACCTGACTAACAACAGCTCAATTCCAGCGAGCGTAAGCTCTTCGGTAGTAAGTTCACGTACCTTTGGAGTTGGCTGGACTTCACCCTGGCTGTCAATGCAGGTTGTAGTGTCTTCCTTGAACTTGAACTTAGGTGGTTCATTCGTTTTGTACACCTTAACCTTACCGTCTATGTATAGACTGGCGTCAGTAGCGTACACCTCAGTCCCCCTCTCGTATTTACTGAGAGGAGAACCTTTGTATATGAGGCCGAAAGTTGAACCATCTTTACGCTCAAGCTGGAAGTTGTTAGCGGAGTCTTTGTACACCTGCTTAACAAGCTTCCCCTGAATCCATTTAGTTTCACTCATGCTTACCACGGTAGATCGTCGTCGCTATCGTCAGCAGCATTAGCTGTGACAGGAATGTTCTTAGGCTCTTGACTTTCCTGTTCAGCAGGAGTCATGGAGCGATTAGCTTTACGTTCCTCAAAGACAGATTGATTATCTTGGATGAAACGATTAACTGTGTCCACGAAGAAGTCGTTCTGCTTAGAGAAGTCGAAGTACGTCTTGTCCCCGATCTTAGCAGAATCTGCTTCAGGAACTCCAACGTACTTACCGTCCTCATAGGGGAAGGCTGAAGCAACGCTAGCTCCACCTTGCTGCATCGTGATGTAGATAGGTACGATTGTACGCTCATTCCCCTGTGGATCTTTGAACGTGTAAGCTCCCTTATGGTTCATCCAAGTACCTGCACTCAGGGGAGAGTGAACAGAGATATTGGGAATTTTCTTAGCAATACCCTTGAAATCTACAGATAGCTTACCGTTGGCTTTGTCTTTCCATACAGGCACACTAAGTACATCTACTCCTTGATCGTGCTGAAGTCCTATGTTGAGAACTTCACCGTACATTCCGTTGTCGATGTAAACGGACTCGATATTACCGAACAGTTTATCTGTAGTGTACTGCCATCTCTCGCCAGGTGAAGGCTTAGTGTACTTGTGTAGTACTCTACCGTCATTGGCTTGCTCATTGCTTATTTGGTCACGGCATTTACTCCAGTAACCCCCGTTTGTATTGTCTTTTTTCCAGTATCGTGTATCTCTCATATTTTTTATTGGTTTCTTGTTATGTACTAGTAACTAAACTCGTACTGTTGGTGGTGAAAAGAAGCGGAAACGTCGCTCCATATATCGTACATTTGCAGATCTCTGGATAATGTCAAGTCAGAGAACGATTTGATTCTAGATAAGGCTGTGTACGTTAGACCTGGAGCCATAGGTACTTGCCTTGGTAGCTGTAGATGTACCTTATTCAGTGTGCTTCCTTGGCTGGAGTGGATCGTCATGCTGTACCCAAGCTGTACAGGAAACTGTACGTACTCTCCCTTGCTTTCATCAGTAATCTTTTCCTCTCCATCCTCGATAGTAACCTTTGGCGTACTGTCTTGGTACTTCTTTGGCTTCAGATAAATTATGCTGTTGTCAGAATCCCTGTGGATTATCATACGGCCACGCTTATCAATTCCGTAGAACGTACCAGTGTCTCCGTTCACAATCCTTTGCGTAACTCCCATTACCTTGTACGTCATGTTTGCTTTCACAACTACACGACAGTACTCCTTCAAGTATATCTTCTCTTCGATGGGAAGATCCTTGTCTCTCTTCTTCTTGAACGATCCAGTTCGAGTGGCAGAAAAACACAATAGTCTTCCTTGTAAGTCATTAAGTTTTTTCTTATTGATCTCGTCACGTATCTTTCTGAGAGGAGTCAGTATAACTGCTTTACTATCAGGTGCTTGCACACGTGTATTCAGATAGTCAATATCTATTTTAGTCTGAGTACCTACTCTAATTCTGTTCAAGATGTTAGCTTCGATAGGATTTTCCTGACGTATTACTTTTGTAAGACTGATCTGGTGGAAGTCAGTGTTCATTACATTGCTCTGGAATAATCCGAACGGAGCTTTGTAACCGTACCGTTTTAATGTACTAGCATCTCTGCCTTGGGCAACGGGTGGAAGCTGGCCGACATCTCCAACACACAGAATCTTAGCTCCTCCGAACGGCTCGAAAGATCCACGAGCTTTACGCAAGGCAGATTCGATGAAGTCAAGGTGATCGCATCGCACCATACCAATCTCATCCAATATAATCCACGAGCAGTGCTTCAGAACTTCTTTGCGTTGTCCTCCGAAATACCTGCAAGATGGATCGTTGAACCTCTGCCTGTGTACTGGCTGCTCCTTGAAGTTTGGATTGATTGGATGCGTAGACGGTATCCCGAACAACTTATGTATTGTACTGCCTCCAATGATTGTAGCTGCTCTACCTGTAGGTGCAGCCAGGATTGTACTACCGAATGTCTTTACTATTTCTTTAATTAGAAATGACTTACCTGTACCTGCTGATCCAAAGCATATCAGTCTACTGCCTTGTCTGCCAGTAAGCATACAGTCCATCACGTGCTGTTGTTCTATCGTTAATCCCATAGTTTAATCTCTCCTCTAATCCCTTAATAGATCGTTGTATCTGGGTACAATTAGCCCCTACAAGGGACTAACCATTCTATCCTTGATCCCTGTAATGAGTCAATGTAGAGC